CCGAACTTACCTGAAAGGCACCTCGTGAACCTCACCACAGTCATCCTCTGGATCCTCGGCGGTTATGCCCTCCTCTCCGCGATCGCGGCGATCCTCGCGTTCTACGTCGGGTCCTTGATTCGCCGCACCCGTGACCTCGAAGTCAACTCCCACTCCCACCATGTGGCGAGGTCGGAGACGTTCGTCCCGCCGATGCCGGCGTCCCGTCACGTCGCCTCCCAGTCGGTCATCACGATCTCGAAGGCTGTGCGATGAGCGACCTGTTGGTCGGCATCGCCGCCCTCGCGCTCGGAGCCGGGGCGGCCGGCATCTGTTTCCGTATCGCATACCTCAACGGCAAGCCGAGGAGGTGACTGCCACCATGACCCGCCCGGTTGTCCTCGTGCCCCGTTGGTTGGGTCATGGTGACATCCGTGTGGTGATGGATCTAGGTGCCGGTCCGCTGCTCCTCGCCGGCGACGTGTGCACGGTCCTCGAGATCGACGTCGACAGAGTGTGGAACGAACGCGCGTACGACTACGACTGGCTGTGGCCGGCACCGGTAGTCCCTGTCGGCGGGATGAACCTCCTGGTCAACGACCCGCCGGCGGAGTTCTTCACCGTCGAGGCGACCCGCCACGTAGCTGAGAACAACCCGTCCTACCTCACCGCCGACTTCATCGCTTGGCTGGATGAGTTCCTGGGCGAACTAGACGCGGTCGGTGTGGAGGAAGTCGTCGACGCCGCGTCGCCGACTCCGGAGGCGGCGCTCGGCCGCACCTACTCGGTGCGTCTCGCGGCGAAGGTCCTGTCCCGGGATCGGGCGATCGACCTCGGGCAGGAGTCCCTTTTCGCGGTGATGCAGAACTTCGGCTGGACGCAGCGGATCAATAACACGTGGCAGCCGGACCCGATCTACATCAAGCGGGGCTTCATGGTCCTCCAGGGCCGCCGCGTCCCCGGGCGGAAGGAACTGTACCCGCAGATCCGTCTCACTGTCGACGGGATCCTCGAGCTGCACAAGAAGCTCCACGGGATCAACACCCTGCACCTTGACGAACCCGACCACCTGACCCTCGTGGAGATCTGATGCCCGACCAGTACACCGTCATCTACGCCGACCACACGACCGGCCGGCACTTCAGCCTTCGCCGCACCCCGGTAGGGACGTTCATCACCGGGGACGTGACCGGCGCGCACGCGGCCGACATCCTCGGGAACATCGTCCGCGACCAGGCTGCAGAAGAGCTTCTGGCGGCCCGTTCGTGAGGCTCCGCCGGGCCGTCCGCACCGTGGCGGTCATAACGGTCGTCCTCACCGTCTGGGGCGCGTACAGCGCCGTTGACGCCCAAACCCCAGGGTGGCCGTTCCTCGCGGTTTCAGCGGTCGCCCTGGTCATCCTGATCACCATCGCGCTGCTCAAGCGCCGCACGTTCGGAGCCCACTGATGGAAGACAACCCGGAACGCCTCACCTACGACGAGCTCCTCCAGGAGAACCGTGCTCTCGAGCAGGACAACGCCCACCTCGAGGTCCTCCTCGAGCAGGCCCGCACCCAGACCACGGTCCCCGCCGAGGGTCGCATCGTCATCTTCACCGACGACCAGCTGCTCGCCGCGGCCACGTTCATCAAACGCTTCTGGATCGCGGAGAACATCCCCACCGACGACGCAAACGTGGTCACCGGGATCCGGAACATTCTTCTCGAGGCCGACGGGATCATCTACGAAGCCCGCGCCGCACGCCTGACCGAGGACGCGACCCGTGGCTAAGGCCGGCCGGCGGGGGATCACCCCAGCGCAGCGCGCCGAGGCCCGCACTGAGCGGGCCATGGCCGAACAGATTCGCCGCGGCCGCCTCATCGCCTTCCGCCAGGGCATCATCGCGAAACTGCAGCAACTCGCGATCGCCCGGGATAACGCGCTCGAGGACGAACCGGGCGACGACTGATGCCCCTCGTGAAGACCATGACGACTACGGTGATCTGCGACTTCTGCGGTGCCGCCGACGTACACGTCGCCGGCACCAGGGCCCCGCTCGCCGTCGAGTACTTCTTCGACCGCCACTGGGACATCATCCCCACCGGCCCCACAGACCAGGACACGACAGTCGCCTGCCCCCGCTGCGCCCCGATCCTAGCCACCCTGACCACCTCCCTCACCCGAGGCCTCGCGACAGCTGAGGCCCACCGGTGAGCGCCCGCCTCGCAGGGTTCCTCCTCCTCGCAGCCGTCACCTTCGTCTTCATCTGCGCCCTCCTCGCGCTCGCCGCCACAGCCGCATCCAACACCCCACCAGCAACACCGCAAGTCACCAACCAGAGGAGTACTTCCCTATGAAATACGTTCTAGCCGCTATCGCTGTCGTCGCCATTCTGGTCGGCGGGTGGTTCGGCTTCTGGGCTCTCGCCCGGGCGAATCAGCAGCAGCAGTACCAAGTGAACACCGATGGGCAGCAGTACCAGGCCTCGCTCATCTCGCAGGAGCGTGACCGGGTAGCCGGGTACGACGCCGCTGCGGATGGACCCCAGAAGGAGCAGATCAAGTCCACGTTCTGCGCCATCTACCTCACCCTCAAGCCAGCCCCCGAAGACCTCGCAGCGGCGTACTCGCGCATCTGCTTCTAACCCAAAAGGAATCCCATGAAGACCTCTCTCAAGCTCGGCATCGTCGCCCTCGCGGCCGTGGTCGCCCTGACGCTGGCAGGCTGTACAACAGACTCGGCGACCAACAAGGACCAGAAGGCCACCGACTCCCAGTTGAGCCGCTATCAGGCCAACCAGCCGATCCCGTCGTCTGACTTCTCGCAGTACCGGCAGACCGTGATCGACGTGGAACTCGCGCAGATCCACGGGGTCGCCACCACGTCGTTCTTTTTCAATCAGGGAACTCCGAACCCGGTCAAGATGTGCCCCTCCATCGGCTTCGCCGTCCCAACGACATCTCAGCTCACCAACCCCGACCAGATCGCCTACAACGGCGCTGGCAGTGGCAGCGGGTACGGAGTGATCGCCCAGCAGGAGCCGACCGGCGTCTACACCGGGTCCTCGTCGGGCACCTATGTCGTGTGCGTCGCTGCCGATGGCACCAAGTACATCTCGTACTGGGAGGGCGACGTGGAGACCGAGGGCGGAGCGGCGCACTGGGACCGGACGCAGGGCCTCATCTCGCTCGACGGCGCACCGACCGTCGTCGCCACCAGCAAGTAACCACCAACACCCAACTGCCCACGGAGTAGGAACCCGACATGCCCGCCGTAAAACAAAACCCGACCGACCCGACCTTCATCCACGGCATGGACGAAGGCAAACCCCGCGGCTACTGGAAGTTCTGCAGGTGCGACTCCTGCAGACAAGCCGTCAACGTCTACCAGGACGAGCGGAAGAAGGCCTCGCGGAAGGGCGGCCACATCCCCGTGCCCCGCGGCCCGCGGAAGCCGAAAGAGGACATTTCCGCCACAGAAAGAGACATTCCCGCCCCCGCCGACGACATTTCGGACACAAACGGGCCCGAATCGGACACATTCAAGAGCGCCTCCATCACCGAAAAGCTCGTCAGTGAGTTCCCGATCGACCCCGACTGGGCGGCGAAGCTCGCCGAACTGCGCGTCAAGGACCGGGAAACCCTTGACAACCAGCAGACCCTCAGCGAGACCTTGGCCGATGCCGATGCCGATGCCGAGACGCACGGCCCGCACCCCCGGCCCACTAACCCGACCATGGAAGGACGCACCGCCGCTACCGGGGCCTCCAGACGCATGCAGGGCCTCGCCTGGATGGGATACACCCCCGTCGAACTCGCCCACTACACCCAGATCAGCGTCGACAACATCTGGTGGCTCCTCTTCCACCCCCCGATGACCGTCAAAGACGTCACCCACAAGATCATCCGCGACAAGTTCCTGATGCTCCGCGACCAACCCAAGACCACCCACGCCGGCGCCCCCGGCTGGGGGCCCGACAACGTCCGCACCCGCGAACTCGCCGAACAACACGGATGGGCCGGCCCCTACGCCTGGGACGACGTCGCCCCCGACGCCCACAAGATCCCCGTCAACAGCGCCGGCGTCCGCGCCCTCAACAGCGCCGGCGTGCGCCCCGAAACCTCCAAACAACTCAACGAGAAAATAACCTCCCTCGAAGACGAACTCGAAGCCGCCGACACGCAGATCCTCGCCCTCACCGAACTCCGGAACGAAGCGCTCGCCGAGGTTCACCGTCGTGACATCGACCTGCAACGCCGCGATGACGAGCTGCACCGTCGTGACGAGGACATCGAACGGCATACCCAGGAGATCCGCCAGCTCACCGTCGACCTCAACGACGCTGTCGACCTCAACGACGCTGTCGACCTCAACGACGCTGTCGACCTCAACAACACCCTCAACCGCATCCCCGACCCCAGAGAACAGCCCACCGCGCTCGCCGAGAGGCCGACTGTGGTGTCGCAGCTGGACCAGCTGCTCGCCCGCGTGCGGAACTTCCAGGACCAAGCCCCTAGCGTCTCCGTGACGCTCTCGATCAGTGTCGGGAGCATCTGAGCCGATGACCCGTTACGAGAAGTCTGAGCCGCCGGCATGGCCGGCGCGCCCGGCACCGCCCGGAACTCGCTGGCTTGTCGCCAAGATGATCGATTCCACCGGATGGTATACGGGACCGATCGGCGTCGGCCTATTCGCCGAGGTCGCCACCCGTCGCCGGTGGAAGTTCTTCCCCTCCTGGATGGAGGCGCTCGAGTACGCGTTCGCCCGAGCCTCCGAGGACAACCGATGAGCGACGCCGAGAACAGGTGCCCGGCTGAGCATGCTCATGGTGCGAACCTGACCTGCTACGTGATGCACAAGTGCCGGTGCCCTGAGTGTCGTGCACACTCGGCTGCGGAGACGCGGCGCCGGTACCGGTTGAAGGCCTACGGTCGGTGGCCGGAGAAGTATGTGCCCGTAACCGGCACCAGGCGGCGCCTGGAAGCGCTGGTCGCGATCGGATGGTCCTTCGAGAAGCTCGCGGCTGAACTCGGTCTCGCTGGCTCGTGCAGCCTCCGGAAGGCCCTCGCCCGCGATCGCACGCAGGTGCTGGTCGGAACCCACCAGGCTGTTGCGGCCCTCTATGACAGGTTGTGGGACAAAACCCCGGAGTCTGCCACCTGGCGGGCCCTGGCCGCCTACAACCGCACCCGGGCCTATGCCATCGCCCACCGGTTCCTTCCGCCTCTCGCCTGGGACGACATCGACACCGACGTCGAGGCGCCGGCCGTCGTCCGGGATCCGACGTTCATCGATGAAACAGCGCTCGAGCTGGCCATGACCGGCGCCCAGGTGCACCTGACGACCCTCGAGCGGGTCGAGGCCGTCCGCCGGCTCAACGGCCGCTGCCTGTCCGACACGGAGATCGCTGGCCTGCTCCACATCAACGACCGGTCCGTGCTGCGGATTCGCGGCGCCCACCAGATTCCAGCGGCGATGTTGCAGGATCGGGAACTGATCCACGGTCGGCGGGTGGCCGCGTGAGCAATAAGGCGATCACCTGGGCGTACGCGCAGCAGGGCCCGGACCTGAAGCCGGGGGCGAAGTTCATCCTCGTCACCATCGCGGACATGGCCGACCAGGCGCACTCCTGCTACCCCGGCATCCCGCTCCTCGCGGAGATGACCGGGATCAGCGACTCCGCGATCCGCGCACACCTGAAACTGCTCGTCGAGACCGGGTATCTGACCGTCGAGCGACGCCACCGATCGAACGGTTCGAGGTCAACGAACCGGTACTACCTGCCTGTGGATAACTCGGCCCTAACGCCAGATTCTGGCTCTAGGCCGGAACCATCCAAGCGCCAGATTCAAGCAGACCTAACGCCAGATTCAGGAGGGGATATTAACCCCCACTTAACCAAGAACAATGAGTCACCTACTCAGGTAACAACAGAGCCTGTGGATAACTCGGCTGGCCTGACGGCGATCGACGAGATCGAATCCCCGGTGAAGTTGACCTGGCGCGGCCAGCGGATTCTCCGTCGGCAGGCGAAGGCTCTCGACCTGCCGCGGGTGAACTCTGCAGTCGCCGGCATGTTCCCCGAGTTCGATCCCAGGGAGCGCCTCAACGCCCTCCGGGTCATCGCCTGGGGGATCCTCGGCATCCCCGCCTCGGCCGGCAACGAAGTCTCCGATCCGACGGCGTACGTCATCGCATCGATCAAGGCCGAACCGGAAGTTCACCGCAAGGTCGCCTTCGCCCTGGAGGAGAAATGACCGAGGAACATACCCACGTCGACATGGGCAAGGCCCGTCTCGATCAGGCTGCGCCCGGCCGGGAGTGGTTGGCCGGCCTGATGGGGGAGGCAGAGTCGGCCACCTCCCAGATGCCCGTGACCCGCGATGTGTGGGTGATCGACTTCCCCTACGCAAAGACCCCGATCAGCCCGAACGGCGCCCACGGCAACCCGTACGCCCACGCGAAAGCCGTGAAAGCCGTCCGGTCCGTCGCCCACCGCCTAGCCGAGCACGCCGGCATCCCGCACCTCGGCCGTGCCGAAGTGCAACTCACCTGGTACGTCCTCACGAACGCCCGCCGCGACCCGATCAACCTGAACCTCACCCTGAAAGCCATGGTCGACGGCCTCGTCGACGCCGGCATCACCACCGACGACACCCCGAACCTGGTCCACACGAAGGAACCCCTCATCGTCCGCGTCGACAAGATGCGGCACCGGGAAGCGTGGATGGAACTTGTCATCTCCCGCTGGTCCGGCCTCACCACCACCTCTGAAACCCCTATTGGAAAGGCATCATCATGACCGCCCTCGACCTCGACACCCTCACCCTCGCCAAGGGCTCGCACCCGAACCTCGAGGCCGGCTCGTGCCTCCTTGAGACCGCGTCGGTCCTCGCGGGGGAGCCGTTCTCCGACCATCCGACGTGCGTGTCCGAGGTCCTCATCTCGTTCGGCATCAGCTTGAATGACCTCTTGCCCGACGAGGAGCGGCAGCAGCTGAAGCAGTACCTGGACGGCATGCTGAACACGGCCGGCGACGGGCAGGACGACACCCGCAGGCTGATGATCCTCGACTTCTACGTCCGCACCGCGCTCCCGCTCCTCTGGGACGCCCTCGACACCCTGCCCGCCGCCACCGCGGCCATCCGCCAGCTGGAACCGATCACCGACCAGGCCACATGGAACGCCTGGCAGAACACCTTCGCACCGTTCATCGGGGAAGCCGAGCAGCTGCGGAAGAAGGCCTGGAACGACTACTACACGAAGAAGAGCGCCCTCGCCCTCGACCTCGCCCTCGACCTCGCCCTCGACCTCGACCTCGACCTCGACCTCGCCCTCGACCTCGACCTCGCCCGCGCCCGCGCCCGCGCCCTCGCCCGCGACCTCGCCCGCGCCCTCGCCCGCGACCTCGCCCTCGCCCTCGACCGCGCCCTCGACTGCGACCTCGCCCTCGACCTCGCCCTCGACCTCGCCCTCGACTGCGACCTCGACCTCGCCCTCGACCGCGCCCGCGCCCTCGCCCTCGCCCTCGCCCTCGACCTCGCCCTCGCCCGCGCCCGCGCCCTCGCCCGCGACCGCGCCCGCGCCCGCGCCCGCGCCCGCGCCCGCGCCCTCGACCAATACCGGTCAGAGCTCATCGCGCTCTTCGGCCGCCTCATCAACCCCGCAGCAGCCGCGTAACCATGGCCACGCCGCCCGGGGCGGAGGCCCTCACCTTCGAGACGACAGCCCCCACCCACCAGGGGCAGAAGGAAGCCCTCATCCGGGCCACCTTCGCGATCGCACCAGCCCGGTACTACCTGATCCTCCACCGCTACCTCGACACCCAGGAAGCCCTCGAACAGGACCCGGTCGCCACCAACCGTCTCCGTCGCCTCCGAGACGCACGCACGGCAGCCCGTGCAGCACGAACCACAGCCCACCACCAGTAAACGAAAGGCCAACCCCATGATCGACCTGAACCCAGCCCGCCTGATCGTCGACGCGAACGTCCGGAAGAACGTGTCCCTCGACGCCGACTTCCTCGCCTCCGTGAAGGAACACGGGATCCTCGTCCCCATCCTCGTCATGTCCGAACCCGGCACCGACCTGTACCGGGTCCTCGACGGTCAACGCCGCACCCTCGCCGCCATCGACGCCGGCCTCACCCTGATCCCCACCCACCAGGCGGAGAACGCCGCCGAAGCGGACCGGATCATCCGCCAGCTCGTCATCAACGACCAACGCACCGCCATCGACGACACCGACCACAGTGCAGCGCTCCTGCAGCTCGACGGTCTCGGCGTCACCGCCGACCAGATCGCCAAGAAGACCCGCATCCCGAAAGACCGGATCCAGGTCGCCCTGACCGTCGCGAAGTCACCGATCGCCTCCGCAGCGGTCGCGACCAGGCAGATCACCCTCGACGACGCCGCAGCGATCACCGAATTCGAAGACGACCCCGACGTCGTCGAGAAACTCATCCAGGACGCCCAACGCGGCTACGGCCTCACCCACGCCATCCGCACCGCCCGCAACCGTCGCGAAACCGCGACCGTCCGCCTCGCGCACGCCGAGCAGCTCACCGCGAAGGGCACCACCATCATCGACGACGTCGTCAAGGGCCGGCACTACACCTTCGACCAGGTCGAATCCGCCAAAGGCGGGAAGGTCATGATGCCCAACACCATCGGCAAAGGCCTCGTCGCCCACATCACCACCGTCGACGAGTGGAACTCCACCGAGAACCGGTACATCCCGAAGCCGAAGACGACCTACCTCCTCGAAGACCCTCAAACCCACGGCTGGGTCATCAAAGCCGGCACCCCTACCGAAAGCATCACCGACGAGGAGAAGGCCGCACGCCGCCGCGTCCGCGAAAACAACAAAGCCTGGCCACTCGCGGTCGAAGTCCGACACAACTGGATTCGAGACAACCTCCTCACCAGAACCAGCCTCCCTTCTGACACCATCACCTTCATCGCCACCGCCCTCGCCGGAGGCCACCCGTCGGACGGTTACAACTCCGGCCGGCGCATGGCCGCAGCGTGGCTCGGCCTGAATTACGACGCCTACGCCGGCGTCGGATTTATCGGGGAGTTCGAGAAGCACCCCGGCCGCGCCAACCTCATCGCCACCGCCCTAGCCTGCGCCGCAGCCGAAACGAAGATCGAAGCCCGAGAAGCCTGGCGGGCCACCAGCCGCGACCTCACCAACGCCGCCCGGTACCTCGAGCACCTCGCAGCCTGGGGCTACGAACTCTCCGACATCGAGTCCGAACTCATCACCGCCGGCAAGGCGGCCACCAAATGAGCGACCTCCGCAACACACCCGTCCGGAAGCGCTCCGAACTGCGCCTCGAGTCGATCCTCACCGCCGGCAGGGCCGTCCTCGCCGACGTCGGCCGCGACCGCCTCGACACCGCAGCCATAGCCGCGGCCGCCGGCTGCTCCCGCGGAACCGTCTACCGGTTCTTCATCGACCGGGTCGCGATCCTCGACTGGATCCAGCCCATCCACCCCCACGGCATCGAACAACTCCTCAACCTGCACCGCACCTGGAACGTCTACAGCGAGTGCGGCCACGAATGTCCACCCGAAGACCCATCCACCTGGACAAGCACACAAGAACAAGAATTCCACGAACGCCTAACCACACCAGCCGGCCACAACGGCAACACCCCAATCGACATCGAAGAAATCGGCTGGACCTGCACCGACGGAATCTCAGCCCACGCCTGCCGTGCATGCTGCACCGAAGATGGCGAATACCAAACCGAGGACTGCGCCAACAACCACGTACACACCGCAGATCCGAACGACCGCTGCCCCACCATCCAGGCCCTCACCCAGGAGAACTGACCACCAGTGAACAACTACCCCACCTGGATCCAACCCACCCACAACACCCACTGCCAAGCACCCGGCTGCGCCACCAAACACTCCGCGCTCGCCGCAGCCATGACCCCTGACAGTGCGGATGCCCCGGTCGCGCGGGTGGTCACGGCGGGCACGGACCTGTGCGTGTGGCATCACCAGCAGTTCCCGAAGGTCCTCGCCGACCTCGTGGAGCTGCGCGGGGACCTGGTGAAGGCGGCATACACGAAGGCGAAACGGCCGGACCAGTCGAAGGTGGCCTCATCGGGGATGCAGGACGTGGGCGCGTTCTGGAACCCGTACGCGGCCGCGGTCCTCGCCGAGGTCACCGACTGGACCCGCTACCTCGTCCACATCATCCTCACCGAACGGCCCCTGCCCGAAACGACCATCGAGGAGATCCACCGGCCGCAGGTCGTCTGGGTTGCGGGGGAGCGGGTCGTGCTCGAGAACATCGAGCTGAAGGTCATTGAGTACTCCCACGCGCTCGCCGTCGACGACGACCCGACATTGCAACTCGCCGCCGTGCAACGCCACCACGCCCACTGGTTGTCCGCCTACCCGTTCGTCGGCCCCTACCTCCTCCGCGACGCCCTCCTCCACCGCCGCAACGCCTTGAAAGCCCTCGACGCGGAAGCGGTCAAGCAGGTGCAGCTGCAGAACGGGTACTGCCACGAGTACATCGAGGACGGCCCGTTCGGCCCCCTCGTCTGCGGCGCGAAACTCTACGCCATCCTCCGCCCAGGCGACGACGGGAAACCATCCGAGGTCCTCTGCTCCACCAACCCGAGACACCAGCAGATCCCCCGCGACCAGTGGATGGAGTTCATGGATGCCGCCATCGCCTGAGACAGGCGCCAACAACCACTGGGTCACCATCGACGTCGCAGCCGAAGCCCTCGGAATCTCCCGCCGCCGGGCCCTCGACCTCGCGAAAACCGAAGAATGGCGAACCCACCAACCACCTCGAGGAGACAAGACCCGCCAGTACCTCTTCACCGACATCCACCGCACCTACACCCACCGAAAGGCCCAACCATGAATGACACCACCTTCACGCTCAGCGGCACCTTCATCTCCCAACAGATCCAGGTCGGAGCCGTCATGCCCGACGGGACGATCCAGTGGGACCACTTCCTGAAGACACCCGAGGACCGTCGTCAGCGTCAGGCGGAATACACCCGATCGTGCGAGAGGCTGGGCATCATTCCGCCGGCACTCTCGTTCGTCGTCCGTCGGGTCACCACGGTCGCCGAAGGAAACGTCCCCGTAGGCGACAACGAAGTGTTCGCCGACTGATGGCCAACACCATGCACTACCCGATCGAGCAGGAAGTCTGGGACCTCTGATGCCGATCATGAACTACACGACCAGCGTCGACGTGTCGAAAACGATGGGAGAGATCCAAGGCGCCCTCGCCCGACGCGGAGTGACCCGGATCTCCACCATGTTCGACGACAACGGAGTAGCAGCCGGCATCGGATTCACGATGAAGACCGACTTCGGCCCGCGCGACTTCGAACTACCCGTCCGCACCGAGGGAGTCCTCGCCGCGATGAAGGCCGACGCGAAGGTACCCCGATCCCAGTGCAACCCGCAGCAGGCGGCGAAGGTCGCCTGGCGGATCGCGAAGGACTGGCTCGAAGCACAATCGGCACTCATCGACGCTCAACTCGCCACCCTCGACGAAGTGATGCTGCCCTACCTCGTCGACACCAACGGCCAGACCCTCTACACCGCCTGGCGCTCAACGCAGAAAGCGATCGAAGCATAATGGGAATCAACGACGCAGCCGAACAACTGAAAGTCGCCATCCAAGAATGCATCCGCCTCGAACGAGCACTCGCCGCAGCGAACGCAACGATCACCCGCCTCAGCCCAGACCCCGCCCGCAGGTGGTTCGACACCCTCGGGCACCCGATCGCCCTGGAACGCGACCTCACCGAGGCGCGAGCCACAATCTCCGAGCAGGCCAAGATGATCAAGGCCGCACTCGAATACATCGAGGACGAGAAGAGGCTCGGAGCAGATGAGCAATCGCTCTGGGTCGATGCTGAGGAACTGAGGCAGCGGCTTTCCGCGGACACCACCGAAGCCGCAGTCAACATTCCGTCCGAGAACTTGAATGCCACCCCGGATATTCAAGTCCCCGTTGAATGCCGAAGCAGTGAAGCTCGACCCGTTGCCGTACGCCGATGACGAGATGCCGACACTTCGGCTCCCGGTCGGCAATATCGGATTCTCGACGTTCACCCCACGCCCCGGTTACTCCCAGAACGAATCCGATTACACCAAGCCGAGCGAGAAAGGTGAGAGCGCATGATCACCAGCGAAACGTTCTACAGGGCTGAGTGCGACACGAACGGATGCGACCGCGTGTTCCCCGACGAGGACTACGACGGGTCGCACTTCCCGATGGAAGCCCTCGTGGAACTCATGGCCGTGGAACGTGGCGAGTTCGATGAGCGCTGGGCGACCACGGAAGACGGACACACGTACTGCCCCCGGCACCAGCCCGGCAATATCGACTGCACCACTTGTGGCGGCCAAGGGTCAACACCACCACCCGACGGCGGCGACCCCCTCAACGGGTGGTGGCATCAGTGCGCGCGCTGTGATGGGCGCGGCTATCTGGTCCCGACCGAGAAAGGTGAGAACGTATGAGCGCCCTGTCACCCCGGCAAATGTTCCTGCTCGATCAGGCCTGCCGCCCGATCAACGAAGCCTTCGGATCGTTCGGGTGCTACCTCGTCGGAACGTCTGCCGTGCGAGGACCGTACCGGGATGTCGATGTCCGGTGCATCATGCGCGACAAACGCCACGACAAGCTCACGAAAGCCATCGGTGAGACCGGCATCGCATTCCTCGGCCTCGCCATCGGCCAATACCTCGCCTCCCTCACCGGCCTGCCTATCGACTTCCAGATTCAACGACAGACCGAAGCCAACGCACTGCACGACGGCATCCGAAACCCACTCGGGCATCGCACACTGGCGAACTACATGGGCGACGCGAACCGCAAGGACGTCGCCGCCCTGTCCGCCGAAACGCAGAAAGGTGAGCGCGTGAAGATCACCGCAATGATCCCTGACGAGCACGGGAACCTCGTAGATCGAAAAGTCGAGCTCAGCGCTGAAATGACGGCGCTCATCCGTGAAGGACAAATACCCCACGCATTCTCGATCGACGACGGCGTGGGCAACATCCACAACAAGCCGTGGGTGACGACGATAAGCCGGGAGGAGATGGAACAACCCGCCCTATCCCTCAACACGGAACTCGACGAGAGTCTCCACCGCGAGGAGATGACTGACCCAGTACAGCCCGACCAGCCCATGCAGGACGCCTGGGGCCCGATGCCGACGACTGGGCCAACCGGCAACGCCCCGGCGTCGGACAGCACGCCAAAGATCCTGCCACCACCACCGAACGTCAACCCAGCGAACTTCCAGCCCGGACCATGATGACCAGCGCAGACGAGATCGCCGATGAAGCCAGGCGCAAGGCCGGCTGGTCATTCGAGAACCGGAAGAGCTTCGCGGCCAGGATCCTCACACACCGCCGCCAAGTCCTCGCACTCAAGATGCTCCACCATCGACCAAAACTCCGCATGCACAAAAGCACCGATCCCCGCCAAGCGCCGAAGGAACAGACACCATGACCTACTCTCGCGTAACAGTGAGCGCCGCCAGCTCCCTCACCCTCAAAGACATCGGGAAGATCGTGACAGCACCACTCGGCAGCAACACAGTCGGCGGCCGCCTCATGAAGCTCGAAACCATCTCACCCCGCTCCATCGACATCACCGTCGACCATTACCCCGACCCAGTCCGACTCGAAGCCCACGACAAGGTCGCCATCCTCGATCGAGAAGGAAAAGACCCCATAAGACTCGAACGTGATCTCGCAGCCGCAAACGCAGAGATCACCCGACTTCGCGAAGCCGCCCGCCCTCCAACACCCGAAGAGTTGACCGCGATACTCCTCGCCGACACCGAAACCACCATCAGCCACATGCGCGAGCACCCATGGTTCCCCAATAGGACCGAAGAAGAAAGTCCAAGATGACCACTCACCCTTCCGTCCGCATATTGCTCGATCACCTGGATCAGCACCACGACGAAATAGAAACCCTCAACGACCACATCAAGGCGACGGCCGACGCAGTGCTGGACGCATGCCGAGCAGGCCACGTCGATACCGACACAATCCGCGAGATCTACTGGAGCTACCCCGACATCCACGTCCGCAAGATGCAACATGCACTGAAACTGCCCAGCGTCCAAGCCGTAATTGAGATCGCCGGACCAGGCGAATGGTCTCACCCATGTAGCGGCCGCTGCGGCGAAACTATCCACCGCAGCGAAACAAGCCGAACCTCAACGAAAAACAGACGAGACCTCTGCCCCAAATGTGCGGAGAAAACCAAGAACCGCTGGCTCGGCCAGCCCGACTACCTCGCCGCCGCCCGCGCCGAAGCAGCCGGCGCGGATCGCGGCAATGCCATGTACGACGCGGGAATCCGCTCATCAGTCGAGCAATTCGAGTACGAATTGCTCCGCAGTCGCACAATCCGCGACGCCCTAATCGAATCCGGTGAACTAACCCTCGACCAGCCCATTACTGTCCAAGCCCGCGAACTCGACGACGACACACTACTCGACCACATAAGCTTCACCACGACCGACCGCCTCAAGGACATTCAGCGGAAGGAAGCCGACGCCGCTGCGATAGCAGAAACCCAAGCACAGATCGACGCCTACGAAGCCCAGCAAGACAACAGCTGGGCCACACCATAACACCGGCAAACGACGCCCCAACCGACCAACCGCAACCACCTGACGAAGTCCCGCGCTCGCCGGATCCTGACGCCTCACATTCGAACCTGTGACGTGGATATCCCGACACGCCGAGGCCAATGAATACTTGGTGACGGAAATGCTCGCACTCTGTTCATGTTGACTGAGGTGTCGTGCACCCAGTGAAGGCCTCGCTTCCCCCGGCGGGGCCTTCGTCATTCCCGGAGTCGGAGGCCTCGACGTGACCGTGATCCTAGACCTCGTCCCAACCTACGGCGACATCGACCAGGCGATCCCCGTCGGCCTCGGCATCGAGGTCCTGTTCATGACCGACGGTCTCGTCCGCATCGCCCACGACTGCAAGCTCACCGGCGGCGCCGGCGCCGAACAACTGCGCATCGCACCGACGCTCGCCACGCCCGGCCACATCGTGGCTGCCGGCCTGCCCGTCACCATCTCACCCTCGATCCTCTGCAGTGACTGCGGCCTCCATGGCTTCGTCATCGCGAGCGAGTGGGTACCTGCGTAACCAAGACCTTCGCGCGTATCCATTCGGGTTGGCAGCGCGCGAGGCGACGACGGCGCCAGTGCCGGGTCGTCGTCTACCGAGGGGCTCCCGACCGTCTGGCTGTGGACGCAAACGGGAGCCCCTCGGGATCCGACAACCGAACAGGTGGACAGCCCATGCGCGAACCACTAGCCGCAGACGACCCCAAGCGGGGGCGTGGCGGTCGGGAGTGGCAGCAGCTGCGCGAGGAGATCCTCGTGCCCGGTGCGCTGTGCTGGCTGTGCGGTGAGGCGATCGACTTCAACGCACCACCGCGCAGTCCACGATCCGGCACTCTCGATCACGTGCGCCCGCTGTCAATGGGTGGCCACCCCACCGACAGAGAGAACGTCCGAGCAGCATGCCACTCATGCAACAGCGGCCGAGGCAACAGAGACCCTGCCCCTCGACCCGTCATCGGTGTGCGTGTGCGTCAAATCGCGCCGGATTCCGAGTCGGTTTTTTCTCAGCCGGCTGTACGCACGACCCGCCCATGATCATTTTTTTCTCTCCCCAATATTCCCTCCGCGACTTCGGAGGGCGGCGCGCTACGGAGGTGGCCGATGGCAACCCTCGCCCACGGCACCCGAGGCGCCTACCGCGGCGGCTGCCGCTGCCTCAAATGCAAAGCCTGGAAGGCCGAAGACATCCGGAAGTACCGGGAACGCCGGGCCGCCGGCGGCGCCGCTCCGCGTGTTGCGGTGCAGGCCAAGACGCCGGCGAATGTAGGGCGGCCCACCACCGCGGTTAAGGGCGCGCGGATCCCCGGCGAAATCGAACGGGAGCTGCGCACCGCGTTCAAAACGATCGCCGATGACGGCAACCCGTGGACGAAGCCGCTGCAGATGAGCGCGTTGAAGCTCGCGAGCAGCGCCGACGAAGCCACCCCCGAGGTCGCAGCACGCCTCATCCCGCAGCTGCTCGCCATGCTCGAGCGCCTCGGCCTCACCCCCCAGCCGCCATCCCGGCCGGGTTCAGGTGCGCGGACCGCCAACAACCAGCTCGACGGAGTACCCGACGATGACGACGCTGCATTTATTGCCGGCCTTAGAAGCGCCGACGGAGGCACGGCCTAGGTTCGCAACCCCCAGGAACTGGGACCGGGAGACCCTCGGCGCTGATGTCGCCGCGATCGCGACCCGGTATGGCAAGTCGTTCATGCCCTGGCAACGCGAAGTCGTCGACATCGCCTACGAGCTCGACCCCGTCACCGGCCGGCTGTACTACACCGAGATCGTCATCCTCGTCCCGCGCCAGTCAGGGAAGACGACCCTGATCCTGCCGGTCGCCACTCATCGGGCGCTCGCCTGGTCGGAGAAGCAGGGGATCCTCTACACCGCGCAGTCTCGGAAGGCCGCGCGGAAGAAGTGGTCCGAGGAACACGTCGCCGTGATCCGGCAATCGCCGTTCATCCGCCAGGTCGTCGATATCCGCGAAGCCAACGGTGACGAGGGAATCACCTGGCGGAACGGTTCCGTGTGGGGAATCGATGCCCCCACCGAGACCGGCGCCCACGGATCTACCCTGGGCCTCGGCATCGGGGACGAGTATTGGGCGCACCGCGACGCCCGCGTCGAGCAGGCGATGAGCCCGGCCATGATCACGGTCCGCGATTCGCAGAAGTGGTTCATCTCCACCGCCGGCAAACACTGGTCCCAGCCGTTGAAACGGAAGGTCGACGCCGGCCGCGCTCGCGTCTCCGCCGGCCTGCCGTCCAGGATCCTGTACCTCGAGTACTCGATGCCCGACGAAGCCGACGTCTACGACGAACGGAACTGGTGGGAGAACATGCCCGCCCTCGGTCACACGATCGAGATCGAGAAGGTCCGCGCCGAAGCAGAGTCCCTCGACGAGGACGAGTTCCGGCGGGCCTACGGCAACCAGTGGCGCGAAGGCTACTTCGGCGACTGGCTCATCCCGCAGGATCCCTGGGGCGAACAGTTCGACGTGTCCTCCGAGATGGAACCCGGCACCCTCGTCTGGGTTCCCGACGTCGCCCCCGACATGGCCTCCTCCTCCCTCGGCGTCGCCGGCGTCCGCGCCGACGGTGACCTCCACATCCAGGTGATCGAGAACATGCCCGGCACCGCATGGCTGCCGTCCTTCACCGCGCAGCTGCAACGCCAGTTCGGCGGCGACGCGTGGGCGGACCTCACCGGTCCGATCAGCAGCATCGCCAGCCGCTTCGCCGAAGAAGGCGTGAACCTCCTGCCGGCCACCTCTTCCGACATGCTCTCCGCCCCGAACGCGCTCCTCGAGGGCATCACCGGCGGAACCACCTGGCACCTCAACCAGATCGAACTCAACCTCGCCCTGGCCGGTGCGTCGAAGTCCATCGTCGGCGACCGCTGGAAATGGACCCGCGGCAAGTCGATGTCCGACATCTCCGCCCTGGTCGCCGTGTCGATCGCACACCTCAAGGTCCTGGCATCCCTGCCGGACCGCCACTACGACCCGCTCGCGGGCATTCAATAGGAGGCCACGTGGACGCTGTAACGACGCTCCTCGAGCTCATCGGCCTGCTGCTCCTGGTCGCCGCCATCGTCCTCCTCGGCGTCACCTGCCTCATCGCCGGCCTTGCCTGCGGTGGGATCCTCGCCCTTCTCGTCGCCTGGGCGATCGGCCGCAAGGCGGTGAAGCCATGAGCTTCCTCTTCAACCGCCGCACCGAAACGCGCTCGCTCAGCTACTCCGACGTCTGGGGGAGAGGCACGAAGAACGCCGACCAGGTCGCCGGTGACTTCGTCCTCCGTGTCATCCCCGTCTACTCGGCAGTGTCCCTCATCGCGGATCTGCTCGCCACCCTGCCGCTGCAGCAGTACCGCGGTACCGGCTCGGCCCGGGAACGCGTCGACCTGTCCCCGTTCCTCAACGACCCCGACCTCGGCATGACGATCGTCGACTGGATCCACCAGCTGATGGCCTCCCTCCTCCTTCGGGGGAACGCCTACGGAATGGTGACCCGCGGCGCTGCGGACGCCGTCACGAACGTGCGCTGGCTGAACCCGGCCAGGGTATCGGTCCCGGAGTTCGGCGACTTCAAGGTCGACTCTCTCAACTTCCCCGACCATGCGGTCTACCACCTCGCCGGCGGCTTCCCAGTGCTCGATATCGCCCACGGCGGCCCGATCCTCCACATCCGATCCTTCCGCCAGCCGGCGAAGTGGAAGGGCGTGTCCCCGATCGCGATGTTCCAGCAGCAGTTCGAGATGTGGAACCTCGCCTCCGAATATGGCCGGGAGTGGTTCGAAGAATCCGGGGTCCCCACGGGGATCCTCAAGAACGCTAACTCCACCCTGGACCGAGCACAGACCATCGTCGCGAAGGAGTCCTTCCAGGCAGCGCTTCGCGAACCCGGCCCCGTCGCGCTCGACAAGAACTGGGACTGGCAGCAGGTCTCCCTCAACCCCGACGAGGCCCAGTTCCTCAACACCATCAAAGCCACGTCGACGCAGATCGCCGCGATCTACCGCGTCGACCCCGACGACATCGGCGGCGAGTCGAACAGCACCAGGAAGTACTCCAACCGTGAGCAGGACCAGGTCCGTTTCAACGTCCGGACGCTCCTGCCGTGGACGGTCCGCATCGAGGCCGCCCTCAAGCCGCTCCTGCCACCGGGGAACTACCTCAAGTTCAACCTCGACGCCCTCGCCCGCCCCGACCTGGTCGCCCGCGTGACCGCGAACCAGACCCAGCTCGAGTCTGGCCAGCTCACCCTCGCCGAAGTCCGCGCCGACGAAGACCGGCCGCAGCTGTCCGAGGCCGAAGTCGAGTTCTGGCAGAAGAACTACTCGATCACGAAACGGGAAACCGTCACCGGCAACAACCCCGCTGTTCTCACGAAAGGTCCGTAATGACTGAAATCGAAAGGCGCGCCGTCGAGCAGCCCGTTGAACTCCGCGCAGCCCCCGACGGGTCCACCAGCCCGGGGATCCTCACCGGCTACGCGTGCGTGTTCAACCAGCTCAGCCGTGACCTCGGCGGCTGGTTCGAGCAGATCGACCCCGGCTGCTTCGACCTGGCCACCAACGGCCGCACCCTCGCCCGGCTGAACCACGACTCCAACGGCCTCCTCGGCACCACCGACGCGAACACCCTTCGCCTCTCCGCGGACGACATCGGGGTGCTGTACGAGATCGACCTGCCCAACACCAGCACCGGGCAGGACTGCGCCGAGCTCGCCCGCCGCCGGGACCTCGCATTCTCCTCGTTCGCCTTCCGGCCACTGCCGGACGGATCCGAGTGGATGTACGGCCCGAACGACGAACTCGTCCGCACCGTCACCCATGCGGTCCTCGTCGACGTCGCCCCCGTCGCGGACCCCGCCTACTGGGGATCCACCGCCGAACTCGTCCGCAGCTTCGACCTCGCCGCCATCAAGGCGTCCCTCAGCCCCGAGCGGGAGGTGAGGGGGATGCCAGCGCATCTGCTTCACCGCAAAACGCTCGAGAACGCGCAACCGCGCATCTAACGCACCACCAAAAACAAGGAGATACAGATGCCCTCGGTAGTCGAGAACATCAAGAAGCTTCAGGAAGAGCGCGCGGTCGCCTGGGAAAAGGCCAAGCCGCTCGTCGACCTCCTGGAGAAGGAAAACCGGGACTTCACCGCTGAAGAGCGGGTCAACTGGGACGCGATCAACCTGGAGCTCGATTCGAAGAACAAGCGAATCAACGACCTCCGCACCGTCGCCGACACGGAGGCGCAGGTCACGGCGTTCCGCCAGCAGATCGAGGGAACCGAGGACATCCCCGGCACCCTCGCCACGCAACTGCGGTCCCTGTTCGCGAAGAACTCGCCGATCAACGAGATCATGCAGGGCTTCACCGGACGGGAGTTCACCCGTGCGCTGGCTGTCGGATCCGCCACAACCGGTGGCAACACGGTCCCGGCGACGTTCCTCAACGACTTCATCCAGCCGCTGAGAAACTTCTCCAGCGTCCTCGCCGCCGGCGCCCGCGTCATCACGACCACCTCCGGTGAGACGATGACGATCCCGAGGCTCTCCAGCCCCGGCGCCGCCGCGCAGTACGCGGAAGCGGCGACGATCACCGGCACGGACCCCGCGTTCGACCAGGTCTCCTGGGCGACGTACAAGTTCGGGGAGATCATCTACGCCTCCCGCGAGCTGCTCCAGGACTC